GTTGCAACCTGTGTAAGGGTAGCAGCATCAAGAGTAGCAACAGTACCCTGAGTAGGTACATTACGTAGTCTTAAACCACCAGAAACTTCAAGGTCTTTCTTTGATCTGACTGATACAATATTCTGTGCACCAACTAAAACATTGAATGGGTTAGTATCAAAACTAGTTCCCTTAAGTGAGTACCCACCAGCAATTGTTGCAAGATGAGATGACTCATAAACTGTATCCGACATGTTCGACTTGAACGTCAGAGTAGTGTTATTCAATGAAAGGTTATTAATACCTGCAGCATAGAACTCAAATGTATCTTGGTCAGAACCAGGTGATACTTCAGTTAATATGTAAGTATCTTGGTCAACGTCTCTAACACCACCAAGAGATACAAAGTCAGTTCCATTATATCCCTCGAACTGTAACTGAGTATTATTAAATCTTATCGCACCAGTTAATCTGTCATTAGCAAGTGGACGTTGGTTTGTAGTACCAGATGGAATAATAAATGATCCAGTTGACTTAACATAGACACTCTTACCACCGCCTGGTTTTAGTGTTAAACCTTGACCCTGTGTGTCAAGAATAGTAATAGTGTTTCCAGATCCACCACCAATCGTAGCAGGGTTAAGTGTAATCTCTTCTCCAACATAATAGTTGTGACCTTTAGCAGCAGCAGTTACTGTTGCAGCAGTAATCGCACCACCAGATACTGTGACATCAAATGTTGCTCCAACACCGATACCAGTCGTTGCGGTTACAGTACATGCGGTGTAAGAACCATCAGTGTAACCTGTTCCTGTACCAGTAATACCAACTGTGACTATCTCACCGAAAGAGTTAGTACCACCAATGTCTGCGTTTTCAATAGCAGATGTTACGAACTTAAGTTTCTCATCAACTTTTAAAGTACCAGTTATTTCTGTATCACCAGTAGTAGTTTCTACTTTTAATTTGTTTTGTCCAACTGTACCATCGTTAACCACAAATTCTCTATTAGCTGCACCAGTGATGATCATGTCACCTTCACCTTTAGGAGTGATGGTTACAGGAATGTCAGCATCTTGACCTGCAGCAGTCAGTACAGCAGCGTTGTTAAGTTGAAGTCCTGCATTTGCAGTACCAACAGTAAGAGTTTCAGCAGTAGAGTCTACCTTAAAGAATGGAGCAGCATTACCAATAGTACTATCAGCAATAATATCACCTGCAGTTTGTATACTGGTTGCAGAGAATACATGCTTTTGTACTGTATCATGAGTAATACTAATTTCGTGAGTAGCTGATCTGTAAAAACCAGTAGTAGTGTCTGCTGATAGGTAAATGGTAGGAACGAGATTAGTACCATTCTGGACACCATACTTACCATTTAAGATGTGGTTGTCTAGACCATTAGCTGTAATATTATCTGTGAAGGATGATATACCAGTAACACCAAAGGTTCCACCAACAGTAGCGTTGGTTCCGATGGTCGCATTACCAGTAAAGTTTGCATTTACAGATGTAACAGTATTATTGGAGATGGTAGTATTGGTAGCATCACCGATACCGATTGTTAAATCACCTGTAGTTGAGAAAGAATATTTGTCTGATGTTAATGAACCATCACCAGAGATAGTTGTGATACCAGTAGTGTCAATAGTATTTGCTGTCATAGCAAAGTTACTACCAGCACCCATTCCAGTAAACTGTAATGTATCAAATACTAGATCTTGCCCACTGAAGAAACCTGCTCCTCCACCACCTGTGGATACAGCAGCAGTACTAATATATCCTACCTTAGTTACGTTAAATACGAAACCAGAACCACCACCACCGCCAAGGTTAGCATCATCAGCAGATAGTTGATCACCAACTGTATATCCTGATCCAGATGCTTGAATGTTAGTTACACTAAAGACACCAGTGTTATCACCAGTGATTGTGTATAAGAAACCAACAGTGTCACCAATAAGAGAAGTACTTGTTACTCTAAGTTCGTCACCTACCTTATAGTCAGAACCTTGCATACCTGTTGCAAATTCTGCTACAGTAACCACACCACCTGCAACGGTGATGTTCATCTGTGCACCATGACCATATTCACCTGCAGTACCTGCAGTAATGTTAATTAAGGCATTTTGCGACATAACACGACCATGTACCGAACACTCGTAGTATGCAGTGTTACCTATTGTAGCACCTGGTTTAACAACAATATCAACAAATGATCCTGCTTGACCTGCAGATCCATATGTTACTGTTTGGAATTCAGTAGTAGCAGCATTAGATGTACCATCTAAAACGAATGGATGACCTGCGTTACTAGAGTCCGACATATCAAAACGATATGTATTACCACGAACCATAGTAAGATTAGGTGCTTCAACTGCACCAGATCCAGTGTTAATGAAAAATCTTCCTCTTGATTGAGGAGTACCACTAGTGGTTAAACTACCACCACTAGAGAAGTTAACTACTTCGTTATCTAGAAATGCACCTGAAGTGACTGGATCGTTCAGGAATACAAAACTGTCAGTACCTGCAGCTGCAGCACCAACATAACTTACGACACCAACAGCACCAGATGTTGCACCTGTGGCAGTATCGCCAACATTTATGGTTCCTGTATGACCACTAACAGTTGATGATAACTGTATTTTCTGTTGAGTAGTAACTGGCCATGTTGCAGCAGGGTTATTATTAACCATGTCGATCTGCATGTATTCACCATTAGTACCACCAGATCCAGCTGTAATAGTACCAAATAAACCTTGAACCGTTAGGTCAGCAGCAGCACCTGTACCAGTTCCACCAGTTAGTGCAACCTGTTGATAAGTACCTGCAGCATATCCAGATCCACCAGCAGATATATTACCACCAACGGGTAATACTGTAAGTGATATCGTAGCACCTGTACCAGATCCACCAGAAACAACAACGGTAGGAACTGCATCATATCCCTCACCACCTTGTGATACCTCAATTGCTGAGACTTGTCCTAATTCTGTGTCTAGAGTAGCAGTAGCAACAGCATCGTTAGTTGCGTTACCGCCAGTAAAACTTATATTTGGTGTTGAGGAGTATCCATAACCACCACTGTTTAGAGTAATCGAAGCAACAGCATAAGTTAAGTTTGCAACTGTTGCAGCACCACCAGATCCCACAGGGTCAGTCTGAGCAGCAGTAATAGTTAGAGTTGGAATAGATGGGTATACACCATCACCTGTAGTGGTGATTGTAGCAATCGGAGCACCAAGTGTAATTGTAAATGTCGCAGCTGTAACTCCTGGATCACCGTCCTCACTCATAGTAAGAGTAGGAGAAGCACCGATTGTATATCCTGAACCTGCGTCAGCAATAGCAACAGCAGTGATAACACCAGCAGCTACAGTTACTGCACCAGTAGTAGCAGTTACACCCCTAATCACGTGTATTTCTTGTCCACTAGTTGCACTTAGAACGATTGGAGTACCACCTGAAGTTGCAGCAAGTTGAAGAGTATGAGTTGTTGAGTTCCTATTTACAACGTAATATGTTGTACCACTTGTAAGGTTAGTTAAGTTTGGATTGGCATTGTTGTCATAAACAACTCTATCTCCATTAGAGAAGGTTGTCTGAGTAAATGTAATTGCATTATTGGCAATAGCAGTATTAGCATCAAATTCTCTATTAGGAGGAGCACTAAATGTTCCTGTTGGTGAAGTATATCCAGAACCACCAGCTCCACCTGGTACAGCAATGATTGCTACCTTACCACCCTGTTCTAGAGAAACTAAGAAGGTTGTAATACCTGATGAGGGAGATATGCTAGTAGTAACACCTGGTGATGCGGTATATAACGTTCCACCATTAGTGATATTAACAGTACCAATCGCACCATCAGTTGCTAGGACTGCGGTTGCACTAGCAACTAGATCTGGGTTTGATAGAGTTGCAGCACTATATGAACCAGGTGTATATCCAGAACCTTCGTTTGTTATTGTAATACCAGTGGTTTCGTTAAGAGATTTCTTGTTAACACCAAAGTTCTTATTAGAGAAGATACCAAAAGAAGAGAAACCTGCTTGTGCGTAAGTACCAACTGTGAACGCAACAGAAGAGTTACCAGTACCTAGGAAAGATGCTAGTCTGTTTGGGGCAAAGTAGATATTTTCTGGAGCAATAACCTGTCCATTTAACTGAATATCTTCGTCACCTGCAGGGTCGAGGATGATCTTACCTGACGTAGATGTAAGGTTGTTACCTGCTAATCGTAAGTTACCTGTTTCAATGTATGCAGGATAGATGTTAGTAGTACCAGTTCCATCACTTAAGGTGATGTTAGCAGCAGACTGAGCAGTAGATGTTGCAGCAAACTGAACATTACCAGTCGATTGATCAACTGTGAAAGCATCACCAACACGGAAGTCACCGTCTTGGTCAGTTGATGAGTATAATACTTTACCACTATTCAGTTCTTCTACTTCGTTTACCTGAACAGCAAGTGAGGGGTCATTGGTATAGTCAGAACCTGCACCAACATAAGCAAAGTTATGTGCAGTCAATAAGAGTTTTACACCAGAACCATTTGCCTGTACACCCTTCGTACCATATACACATGCAGAAGCAACTGAACGTAACTCAGCACCAAATGCAGAGTAGTCAGCAGTAGTTACCTGAGTAGCACTGTCTCCACCATTTGATCTGATATCAGATGTTCCACCAGATTCATCAGTGAATGTTGTTGAAGCATCGTCACCATTAGCATGTAATAGTAGTACAGTATTATTATCTGAAACGTATGCACCTGTGGTAGGAGTAAATGCAGCAGTGAAACGAGCAGCACCTTTACTAAATCTTACCTCATCAATATGTCCGTTGAATGCTTCAGCTGGAGAAGAGGTGTCATAGTTAGAACCAATTGCTATTGGTTTAGTAGTACCATAGTCATTTGTATCAGCACCACTTGCTAATTCTGTACCATCAAGGAATATCTTAGTAGTTCCAGCATTTCTTGCAACAGCAACATGATACCATGTGCCTGTGGATAGAGTACCACCATTAAGTGTGGATGAGTTACCTACGCCATAATGAAGTGCAGTACCATTAAGATAAAGTTTACCTGCAGTATCTGTGGATGATGCATTTCTAAGATCAAATATATGCTGAGTACCAGATACACTAGCTGGACGTATGAATGCCTCCATACAGAAGTTTGCAGTACCAAATCCGAAGTCTTCATCGGTTGGAACCATCAAGTTATCTTGTGTACCGTCAAATAATAGTGAACCTGATCCAAATTTCTTTTGTGCGGTGTCAATCTGTGTGTCACCAAATCTACTTAATACCTTAACTGGTTTTGTTGTGGTTAAGAACTCACCACTTCCCTTACCATTAATGTAAATGTAAGTACCATCATTACTAGCAATAACACCACGACCAATTGCTTTTTTATAAGTGACGTTACCAGATGCTATAGTACCAGATGCACTATCAGTAAATGTAACAACGTTATCGTCTACTTTAGTGACTTGATAGAAGTTATCTGTAGCACCACCACTGATAAAGTCTGCATAGATGTAGTCGTTAGAGACTAAACCATGTCCAGTTCTTGTTAGAGTGACAGTGGTTCCTGATCTAGCATATGTACCTGACTGGAAACCATTTTCTAACTGGTATACTACCTCAGCAGCAGAGAAAGTACCACTCGTACCACCTAGTTTTAATCTTGTTTGACCTGCTCCATACTTACCTGTGGCACCTTGTATACCTTGCACACCAATAGAAGCAAAGTAGTTGAAGCAATTTAACCACTCACAACGAATACCATTGGTTAGTAGAAGACCAATCTGGTTAGGTGTAATGAAAGTACACTCATTAAAGAGGACTGAAGCGTGTTGTGAATTGGAATTTATTAATGCACCGTCTAATTTAGCACCACGACCTGCATCTCCCTGTGCAAATCCATATGGATCTGATGCAGAAGTGACACTACCTTTAGTAGTTACGGTTATTCTTTCAATATATGGACTCTTATTTGAGTCAACTGTTGATACTAGAACGAATGCATATCCCTTATCGTTACCACTATCATATTCAAAACCTGTAATTGTCATATCAGAGACATGGCAGTCTCCTGATAGATTCATTGCGTTATTAGTTTTAGTCGCAGGAGTTGGCTCAACAATTGTTGAACGTAAATTAGTACCACGTAGAGTGACACCATCAGGAATTGATAAAGGAAATACTTCTTGGAAAGTACCAGTACCTACTAATATAGTGTCTCCAGACTGTGCAACAGTAAGTGCTTTAGCGATTGTAAGGAACGAAGAATCTGAATGCTTACCATTTGCACCAGAGTTAGCTAGAGTAGTATTATCATTACCAGACTTATTAACAAACCATGTGTGAGTAGGACCATTCGTGATATCAGTGGCCAGCATGTTGGTTGTCACCTCACCGACATTCGGTTTCTGGTTCGCAATTTCAACTATCGCACCACCATTTCTGGCGTATAATTTTTGATCGACTATATTAAGAGCTATCTCACCGTCTTCTAAATTAGAAGTCGTCGGGACTGCTGCTGCTGTCGTCGATCTCTTTAGCTTGATTCTCGTTGCCATCTACTTGTGCATCACTAGTTTGTTCGTTTATAGTATTTAACTGGGTTTGCAGGTCTTCGACCTGTGCTTCCAGCATCACATTAATGAGGGTCAATTCAGAGACTTTTCTTTGTAATCTAGAAATAACAATTTGTGCATTCATTTTAATAAAGTTTTAAAAAGTTCCACCGTCGATTGTGTTTGTCCAGACTGGAACTCCAGCTGAAGTGACGGTTAATATCTGGTAGGATTCTGTTACGTCAGGTGTAGTACCAGGAGATGCCATGTTAGCAGCATCAGTTACCTGTAAAGCACCTGTGTTGTTACCATATATGATACCATTTGTGGTAAATGAACTAGCACCAGTACCACCGTATTGAACTACGAGGTCGTTATCTAATTCAAGATCACCAATAAGAACAGTACCACGGTTTCCAGTTACACCGAAAACAGTACCTGTGTCAGTTGCATCTTCAATAAATGTCCATGCACCTGCTCCATCGTTACCACCTGTACGGTCATAACCAAAGAAACCAAATTTATTGGTTCCAGATGTGTTGTAATGAACCTTAACACCACGATCCATTGCATCATCAGCACCTCTGACAGTAACTAATGTAGCACCAACTACTTGGTCAGCAGTGATTGCTGCACTTAGTGTAAGTGTTTTTGTGCCTGTATTGATAGAAGCAATAGTTGTGCCACCAGGAATACCTGTTCCAGTTATAGCATCACCTGCTTGTAACTGTTCCACACTGTCAACTTGAACAGCAACTGTTGCGTTACCTGCAAAGGTAGCAAGAGTTTTAACTGTTACAGGAGTAGTAGGATCACCCAATTCAATGGTAGGATCGTTAACAGACATTGAAGCACTGTTAACAGTCGTTGTTGTACCATCAATTTGGAGGTCACCTTTGATTATAACCAATCCATCAGCGTCGCCACCTGCAGGATATGGGTCAATAATCAATTCTTGTATACTATTAATAGTAGAAAGTGTATTACCATCTAACTTTAGATTGTCAACTTCAATTTGACCAGTCTGTTGTGTAGTACCAGTAATAGTTGTTTGACCGTTAAATGTCACACCGTTTTGGAACGTTGTGGTTGCATTAACTGTCAACAGGTCGCCAGCTGCAGTACCAAGAGTTGTGTTGTCATCAACCTTAAGGTCTTTAGTCCATGTGGTTGCTGAAACACCAATACCACCAGCAAAGGTTACAGATGCAGTTGCTACGTTGGAAGCATCAGTTGTATCCGCATAACTTGCAGTAACACCGACAGCATAGTTCCAATCTGCACCCTCTACTTGGATTTTGTCAGAAGTTGTCTCATCATAGTATATGGAAGCATCCTTTGTATTACCGAAATGAAGCTTCATGTCATCAGCGATACGCAAGTCGGGGGTACCTGCTACACGCTTGATGTCCACAACAGCATCAGAGTCGTTAAATACAAATTCTACGTCACCTGTAGTACCAAATTCTAGTTCCTGACCATCTTCAATAACCAGTTTACCTGTGCCATTTGCACGGAAGATAAGGTCAGCATCAGTAGTGGCTGTTGTAATGACGTTAGCATTTAAGTTAATGTCATCAACATTCCAGTTATCAATCTTTGAATTACTGTCTAGAACAACAGCAGAACTTGCGGTTAGAGTTCCATGGACATGATCAAGCATGTCTGTGAAGTATCTACCACCAACTACCTGTGCAGCACCGTTGTTATCACCTGCAAATAGGCGATCACCAGCATTTGCTTGAGTACCGTTTGCACCAGTAGTAAGTGCTAATTCACCATATGTAATGGTGCCTGGTGCGGTTGAACCAGTACTCCTTTTAATGAGTATATTTGATGCCATCAGAAGCTACCCCCGTTGATAGTGATGTTGTTTAATACGTTTGTTGGAACAAATTTTGTGTCTGCAGCAGAATAGACTAGAACAGAACCGTCTGCTAGTCCTCCTTGAGATACGTCTGTGAGATCCACATCAGACATACCACCAATAGTACCTCCACCACCTCCAGTGGCGACTCTGGTTACTCTTGGAACTGATTGATCTCCAAATCTTAGTCGTGCCATTAAATTGTTACCCCCTCAAGTACGCTGACAGAACCTTCCAGAACTCTGGATTTAATACCAGATGTTGCTGTGATAACGACATCATATACGTAACGACCTGACTTCATTGCGGCCGTTTGTCCGTTTGTGAGAGATAATTGAATCTGCCCACTGGTTGCAGGTGAAAGAACTGCAGCAGTTACAGTAGTGGACGTACTACTTGTGTAATGCTTTTTGATTTTACATGCTACTGTATATCCAGTCAAATTGAATACTGTCCCATTATCGTTTTCAATAGTGAAGTCGATGATGAAGTCAGAACCCTGATATATCAGTAAATTGGATACAGCACTAGCCATTCTTTTACAACTATATTATTTAGCTTAAACCTATTTATCCTCTTTATGAACCAAAGTTTTAACAAGTGCTTTAAGTTCCGCTACTTCATCTTTTAAAGTAGAGAGTTCCGCTTCTTTTTTCTTTGCCTCTCTTCGAGCTTTTCTGTAAGCCTCATACGCACTTACATCGGTGTTTAAAATCGCATTAGAATTTGGATCCCTACCGAGTTGGTTATGTCCTTCGACAGGTATCAGTTCGATTACATCTTTTTCCATTATGCCAACGCTATTGCTCTAAAGTCTTTTACTCTAGGTATGTATGGTTGTCTCCAACTTAGAAGACTAATCTTAATCTGGAATGCATCAAAATCATCAGTATCTTCTACACTAAATTCATAATCAGTAAATGTGGTTAGATCATTTTGAGGAACTAATTCACCGCTATCTGGTTTTCCATCAGTATTAAAGAACTGGAATGGTAGGTCATCAAGATTACCTGCATAACCAACAGGTACTAACTTATACATCACAACAATCTTAGACTGGTTGAATGTATTGGAAGAAAGCATGACTTTAATACCACTAGCACTCTTTTCTAGTCTTGCTACCTTAGTAATATAGTTAGCAGCACATTCTCCACCTATACCTGATGTTGGAGTAATGTTATTATATTGATTCGCTGTAGTGATAATAGCACACTGAGTTAAATCAATTACAGGAGACAAATGAGATACCTCAGTACCAAGATTTATTTCCATAGTAAATGACTTAGCACTATTCATTCTATTAATTTCATTTAACTGGTTAGCAACAACCTTAGTATCTGGGAAGTAATTCTCCTCAGCGATAGTAATGTCTTGCCATGCAGCGTCTTTAACAAATGAAGTCTCTGCACTCTCTCCAGCTGGATAAGGACCACATGAGGTTCCACTAGTACCTTTAACTCTAGCAACAATACTTGTCATTGGTTCCACCTGACTCTGTATCTGTGGTGTAAGAACATCCCATGGAACGTTTTGTGATATAACCATATTAGGTCCACCACAGTTAATACTCTTACCTGCATTCTTACCAGTAATTTTCAAGTTGTAAGAGTGTGGACTATTAATAGAGATTAATCCACCTGTTGCACTGTTATGAGTTGTATTAATTAAGGTTAATGGAATACCTGCAACGTTATAACATTGTACAATTGCATCATCTGCATGTGCTAATCCAGTTCCAGTACCTGAAGTACCTGAATAATTTCTACCTGCAGCATTGATCGTAATGACGTTTCCACTAATACCTTCATATGCAATTATCTCATCTCCACTACCATCCTCAGCAGTTCCAAGTATCTTAAGGAAACCTAGGTTAGTACTACTTACAGCACTTCCACCTATTGTTGTATGGAATTGAGATGCATCATCAACAGTTAATGAAAGACCTGTTGTGGTTAAACCTTGTGCCATATTAACAGCAGTATCTGCTACTTCAGAGCTAGCTCCACTAAGTTCAACATAGTTGAGATTAGACTGTTGACCATGATTACTATGGAATACCCTTATCTCATCACTACCAGAGGTTGTTTGGAGTGCATTAGACCTTAGATTCAAATATCCACCATTTGCTTCACCTAATTGTGCATTTTCTAGTACAAGTGTACTATTTGCTGCTGTAGATGGAATTGTAAACTCTGCTCTATAGATCTTAAACATAAGATCCTCATATTGAGTAGGAGTCCAAGTAGAAGCGTTTTGAGACTTAAATAAGACACCGATGTATGGTTGTTCCGATATTTTCTCTCCTGCATGTGCAGCATCAATAGCATCTCTACCAAGTAACGATATGAATACCTTATACTGGTTAGAATCAGATGTAAGGACGATTGCATGTTCCTTTCTGAATGGAAGGAATACAGGTGCTTTAAATGTAAATGTAGTGGGTTTTGAAGCATCTTCTGATGTAAACACATCATCAGGATCTTTAACTACTTTGGATAAAGGTAGAATATCCTGTGTTGGAGTTCCATTCTCTACAGTTCTAATATCCATAGCAACAGGTATTTCAGCATCCTTAGTAAAGAAGAATAAGTCAATCTTAGTTAAGAAGACACCACCCTCAAGAACTGAGTCCTCAACTAGGAATGTTTGTGCCAATGGGTCACACCATCTAGTTTCTGTTTCAGTAGATACACTTGCACTAGTCAAAGTTCTAGCATCTTTCATATCCTCAGATGTTACCTTAGCATTTCTAACTGAGATAATTGTTTCCTGAGTTGTCTGTAATAAACCTGAAGATGTAAATTCTGCTTCACCATTAGAATCTGATACACCAACTACTTTACTATTATCAGCAGTGTCACTTAATCTGAATAGTTTAGTACCAGTCTTAAATTTCTGATTACCTTCAACACTAGGAGCATCAATAAAGAATGATCCTCTTAATTTACCTTTCTTATCAGTAACTAAGTCTTTATTATTAACTTTAGCAATGGCACCAGATGTTTCACCAACAATATAGTCATTGATCTTAGGTGAACCATAATAAGTTCCTTTTGCCTGATCAGCAAGAGACTTAGTATCAATATTAATGAATGCCAAGTTAGACTTGTAATCACTAATAGATGTAATATCTGAACCGTCTAATGGGTTGATTTGGAATCCTTCGTTTGGAGCTGCAACTCTTCCCTTAAATCTAAACTTACCATTTCCTTTGGTAACATGGACTGTCTCACCAATTTGGAATGGAATACTATTTGTCTTTGTATCAGTAGCTGGATCTTTTACTAATCCCATGATTTTAGGTGTAACTAATTTCTTAGGAAGTGCAATACCATCAAAGAATGCAAAGAACTTAGTTCTTGGTTTTAGTTTCTGGCACACAAACTCAATGTTTCTAGAACGCATAAACTGAATGTGCTCAACAGAAACAACTCTACTACCAAGTGACTGTTGTTCGATAACAGGAGTTACTCTATATCTGATACCAGTTCTAGTTTGTTTAGTAGTTGTAGTAACTGTAGTAGTAATAGTTCTATCTCTTCTTCTCTTATTCTGCCTTCTCCATGCACCAACATCCCTAGTTGTACTGGTTCCTGTCCATGTAGTCTTCCATGAGTTCCAATGTATAGGAGAGAAACCATTCTGGTCTGCATTATATTCCCTAACTGTAGTTAAGAAGTTACCTTCTACAACAGGACCTTTAATTGGATTAAGAGATTTTGTATCTACCCAGTTGTCATTTTCAGGATATAGTTCAATATCACCCACATATGTAAAGACGTTAAATGGGTTAACGTTTTCCACAGCAGAAGCATATGGTTGGTCAATTAATACAGTATCACTATATGGAAGTGTTATAATTTCATCTGTTTGCTGTACATTTGCACTACTTGTACCGTATGCTAATGGAACCTGAGTTGTATAGTGAGCAGGTCTCATTTGACCTTCTTCAAAATCAACAGAGACTCTAAAGTCAGGATGTAATGTGTCAGCAGTAGCAAGACTTGCAAAGTTATCTACGATGAAACCATTCTTATATCTGCTAAGACCACTAGCATCTCTGATCTCCATACCTGCAGTCTCACCTTCAAGTAGTGATAACTGTGTATAGTATTCTAATGTTTTAATTCTATCCTCAAGAACCTGAATGTCCCTGAATGTATATCTCTTAAAGTTAGTCTCTACTATGCTTACATCTGCTTCAACATCAAATACGTATGGTTCATATCTCAATGTTGCTAGTAACATTGCATCATCAATGTCATCAGGAGGAGCTGGATTGGTAGCAGGTGCACCCTTAACTACCTGAACAACGTTGTCCTTGTTCATAAAGACCTTATCAATCCTTCCAAGGTAGTGCTGTAAACTAAGAATAGTAGTATCCCCAACACCAGGAATACCAGTTAAGTTACCAGTAAATGCTCTATTATCAAAGTCAAGGTACTTAGTAGCATTTAAAGTCCATGGAGAAGCAACAGAACCTGCACCAGTCAATGCCTCAGCAACTATTGGTCTAAAGTCAATAACATCTCTAAGATTATCAGTATCATAATCTGGGATGATCTTATATTCAGATGAAGGATATGAGTCTACTGTATATGGGTTAATTCCAGATGTGGTAAGAAAACGATCAACTATTACCAATATTCTACGTGTTGGTGCTGTATAACCTGGTTTTCTTACAAGAGTTGAATAATCATAATACTGATCTCTCTGACCATCATCAAGATCAAAAGCATCAGTTATATTAGTACCACCTTTGACAAGTCCACCAGTAGTAATCTTTAAAGTAGCATTTGGTGCAGTGATTGTCTCACCATCAGTGAATACGTCATCATCTACTGGGATGAAGTATACGATATTACTTGTGGTAGAAATAATTCTTGCTCTAGAACCTGAGGTATCTCCTGAAATAACATCATTTACTGCTAGAGTACCTAGTAAGTTAGTATATGTAAATTGAGGAAGTTGTGGATCTTGATCGTTTGTGGATTCATATACTGCCTTAATCTTGAATACATCACCAGTACCTAGAGAGATACGATCATCATCTACTCTGTATCCATTACCAGTAGTAGCAGTTGTTAGACCATTTGGACTACCAGATACAGTTGTCTTATCCAATTTAAGGATTTTCATCCTCTCAGTAGTCTTTGCCTTAGCAGATCTATTAGAACTGTATACAGTTACAATAACGTCAATAGTACCAGAACCACCACCACATAAACCACCTAAAGCAACAGACTGTGTGTTAACTGATGGACTACCTGTGGTAAAGTCACCTTCTTTTACTATATCACCATCGCCTGTACCAGATGTTACACTAACAACAAAATCATCACCATCATCTGCATTCTTTATTAATAAACCTGAACCAACGTCAACTGTAGCAGAT